AGGGCGGTCCGGAGCCCGAGCTCGCCGCGGGTCTCGGGGCGGAAGACCGGGAACTGCCGAACCTCCTGCTCCGGCTCGTCCTTGAGCCCGCCGGCAATCCCTCCGAGGACGATGCCCGCCGCCGCGGCGTACGCCCCCATGCTAGAGCGCCCCCTTCATGAGGGTCCCCGCGGGCTGGCACCCCACGCGCGCGAAGACGGCGTGGCTCGTCGCGTTCGCGATCGCATCGACCCGCTGGTAGCCCTTCGTGCGGGCCATGGCGTAGGCCCGTGCCGCGAGCTCCGTCGCCACCCGCCGCCGGCGATGGCTCGGGAGCACGTAGTGGATGAGCCCGTGGCAGATCTTCGCCTTCAGGTGCAGCGGGCTCCGCACGGGCCCCCAGAGCGTGAAGCCGACGATCTCCCCGTCCTCCCGGGCTACGAGGCATGGCTCGCCGGCTTCGGCCCACTGCATCCCGAGGTCCGTGAAGGCTCCCACGTTGTGGTCGTCGGGCAGGAAGTCCCCGTCGGTGGCGAGGTAGTCGCGCACGAGCGGCTCGAGGACCGCCCGGTCGGTCGCCTCCCACGGCGTGATCGCGATGGCGCCCATGCCCCCTGCTACCCTCTCAGACCTGCACCTGGCTCTTCCCTTCGGCCGCTTCCCGGAAGTAGACGAGCTCGCGCCGGACCTTCACGTCCACGCCGTCCACGGTGTTGCTGTGCAAGAGCGCGAGCTCATGGCCCACCCCCCCGAGCCGGAGCCGCTGGCGCCGGAGCGAGAGATCCGCCTGGCGAGTGTAGCGCACGGTCCCGTCGATCTCCACGTCGATCGTGAGCGTCCCGCTCGTCGGCGTGAGGTCGAGAACGAGGTGGTCAAACGCCTTCTCACGCCCGGCGAGCGCCGGCGCCACCGCGGCGAAGTCCGTCGCCGGCGTCTCCCAGGAGACGAAGTTGTCCGACGCCCCATCCTTCGTCCGGCTCGCCCGATCGAGGAGGAACACGTAGCCGCCTTCCCCGAGCATCGGCCGCTCGATCTGGTCGGCCTCGAGCCGCAGCGCGAGCGAGTCCACGAGGTCCCGCGAGCTCTTGAAGAACATCGGCGGGAGCGGCTCCTGGCCGATGCTCCCCACCATGCGCGAGAAGTCGAAGAGGACGGTCAGGTCGTTCGTCTGGGCGTTCTTCGACGTGAGCCCCCAGACCGCCCACTTCTTGTGCGGATAGTACACGGAGACAGCATTTGAGAGCTTCCCGAGATTCAGGTTGTCGCGGAGCCACTGCGCGTGGTGCAGCAACTCCGACAGATTCGAGTCCCGGACCACGCCCGAGGCCACGGCGCCAAGCAGATGGAACGTCCCGTCGGCCGCGAGGAGCATCGCATCATTGTCGATCCGGAGCATCGCGTAGGGCGTCGGGGCGGCACCGATCGCGTCCGTGAGCGGCTGCACCTCCCAGTTCGCCGTATCCGGGTCGGAGTCGTCGAGCCAGAAGATCCCCCGCGGCCACTTCGCGAGCCAGAGCAGCCCCTGGAGCGAGACGCCGGAGTACAGCCGATCGCCCAGCGACGGGTAGACCGCGAAGGAGAGCGTCCCGGCGCCCTGGAAGTCCTGGTGATCGGCGAGCGTGGAGAGATAGAGCCGGTGCGGGTCGTTCAGGTTGCCGCACGCGGCGAGCCGGTTGCGGTGGATGATGCCGAAGACGGGCTGGTTCGTCCCGCTCCAGTCGGCCGGGGGCAAGCTCAGCGCGGTCATGGTCCCGCCCCCGCCGGTGCGCACGCGCGGGGCGTTCACCCCGTTGAAGTAGAAGAGCTTGCGGTTGTTCGCCGCCGCTTCCTTCCCGCCCTCGACGAACTTCCCGGGCCGGGCCGTCGTCGAGAGCCCGCTCGCGAGCGTCACGGCATCGAGGTTCCCGGTCCCCTCGTCGGAGTAGAGGATGCCGTCCTGCGTCGCCGTCACAAGGTGCTGGACCGTGCTCGTCGGCCGCCAGTCGTGGAGCGCGATGATCGTCGGCGTCGGCGCCGTGACGAAGCGGTAGAGCTGGACGAGCGACGTGTCATCCGTGTCCTGCTGCGCCACCGTCGTGAACGCGCCCGGGCTCGTGTCCGTGTACGTGGTGAGCGGCCCGGTGTCGTCCGGCGCCCCGCTGGTCACGATCACGAGCGCATCGAGCGCCCCGAGCACCGTCGGCCCCACGCTGAGCGCCGTCGTCGGACTCGTCGTCTCGTGGTTCTCCTTCAGTTGCCCCTGCAAGGCCACCGGGCTCGGCACGCCGCCGAAGGCGCTGCAAATCATCCCGAGCCGGGAGGTCTGCGACGCGAGGACGGTGATCTCATCCCCGGACACGAGGGGCGTCGTCAAGCGTGAATAGAAGAGGGCGTGGGCTTCGAGATTGTTCCCGCCCATCGGCCCGTCGTTGATCTCGGTGTACGTGTTCCCCTTGCTATCGACGACCCCGATCGAGATGCCGAGGCCGAAGAACTGATAGGACACGGAGACGCACACCAGTTGCCCGGCCGCGACGCCGCCGACGCCCACCGTGACGGAGAGCTCCACGTCGCCGAGCGTCCCCGCCTTCCCGATCAGGCCCGTGAACGACGGCGCGGTCGCCTTGAACGGCGTGAGGGATGCGCCCCAGTAGCTCGACGGCGCGATCGTCGCCGTGTGCCGGACGGCCCCGGCAATCCCCGTCGCATCGTAGAACGCCGCCCCGGGCTGCTTCCGCCAGACCCCGTTCTCCTGGATCAGCCCGTCGGCCTGGCGCACGTCCGAGAGCGGAATCCGGGCCGGATTCTCGTGCAGGTTGATCCCGCCGTCGCCCGCCGGGATCTCGCCCACGTAGTGGCGCCCGAAGCCTCTATACGCCATCGGCGTTCGGGGCGGGCTGCTGCTGCGCGCGGCTCCGCATGTTCGCCTCGAATTGCCGCTTCATCGCCGCCCACGCGCCGAGCACCTGCTCGAGCGGCTGCTTGCCGACGCACTCGAGCAGGATCCGCGCCTCGAGCGGCGTGAGGAAGTAGGCGTCACGCGGCTCGCCCTCCGGGCCCGGTACGAGGGCCGCGGCCTGCTCGTCGGGCTGCGGTGTCGGGGGCGGCTCCTTCGCCAGCCGACGGCGCTGCGCACGGTTCAAGGTACTCATAGGTTGTCCTCCAGGGCCTGGAGCGCGTCGCGCTCTGCCGTGATCCGTGCCGTCTCTGCGGCCTGATCGACCGCGCGCGACTGGAGCTGGCGATTCTTTTCCGTCTTCTGCGCTTGGATCAGGCCCACGAGGAACGCGCGCTGTTGCGCCGCGGACAGGCTGGCAAAGTCCACCAGCGGCGTCCCCCCCGTCGCAAACCGGCGCGTGTTCTCGGCTTGGAACAGCTCCTCGAGCGCCCGCCGCTGCGGCTCGGTCAACGGCATTAGAGATTCACCCAGGCGCCCGCCTCGCGTCCCTCGATGACGGCGGTCGTCGTGTTGTAGATCATCATCCCATCCACAGGGGTCATGGCGTCCCGCTGCGTCGTCGTCATCCGCGGGAGGAGAAACGCCCGCGTCGTGCTCTGCACCTCCAGACCCACGCTCGCATTTGCCGGCGCAGCGTTGGCCCCGAACACGCCCGGCCCGGCGTGGCGCATCCCGACGTTCGCCCCGGCACTCCGGAGCGACAGATTGACGCCCGTCCCGTGCGTGAGGTCCAGGATCTCAACGCCCACCTGATCGGTGATCGTGACTCCCGCCGCCTTCGTCGGCTGCGCGATGTAGAGGCCACGAAAGGTGTCGATCGCGTAGGTGCCAGCGAGCCGTGTCCCGAAGGTGAACTCCGCGTAGGCATCGAAGGCGGTCAGGTTGGTGATGCCCCCCGTACCCGCGCCGATGTTCGCCAGCGTCTCCATGCCCGCGGAGAAGCCGACGAAGTTCATCGCCGTGGCGACCCCGGAGGACACGTTGCTGCGGTAGCGCCCGCGGGAGTAGAAGCCCGTGAAGATCGACACGGCGTCCACGCTGGTCGTTTGCTTCTCGAAGATCCCGTGCGCGTCGAACGTCGGCGCGGTCGTGAAGCCAGCCCCCACGGTCCACTCGACCTCTGCGTCGTACTGAAACCCCGACCACTGCCAGACGGCGTTACTAAACGTCGCGGTGCCGAGGAGTCGGATCAGCGCCTGATTCGAGAAGGGGGACGACGTGGAGAAGGTCTCGTCGAAGACGACGCGCTCATGCACACGGATCCGTCCGGCGTCGGCTGGGGTGAACGTCCCAGCGTCGCTGTGCGGGTGGAGGTCCAGATCGTCCGTCGTCGCCTTCCCGCCCATCAGGAAGCCGGTCACGATCGCGTCGCCGATCACGTCGAGCGCTTCGCGGGCGTCGGCCGTCACCCCCGCGGGCTCCAACCGCAAGCCCGCCGTGTTGAGCCGTGCCTCTTCCGTCGCGCCGATCACCCACTCGAAGCCGAGATTCCCGCTGTCCCACCGGAACTGCGCCTCGTCCACGTCGCCGTTGTAGCCGAAGCTGATCCCGGCATCGCCGCTCGACGACGCCACGAGCGCGAGGTAGGCATCATCCCCACCGATCGCCCCGTTCTCGATCACGAGCCCAGTGCCCGTGAGCACCCCCGTGAGCCCGCCCGCAGAGCTGATCTGGATGTGCTGGCGCTTGAGCGAGTTGTCCCAGGTCAGCCCGGCGTTGCCGTTCAGCTGGTTTGCCCCGCTCACGAACACGATATGGGTCGGGGTCAGTGCCGTGCTCAGCGTGTTGAGGTCGGGAATCTGTGCGTCGGAGGCGACGCCCGCAAGATCGGTGAAGTTCAGACTCGCGAAGGCTGCGGTCGTGGCGCCGCTGGCCCGGAGGACCTGGCCGGCCGTCAAGCCGGAGGTTGTGTGATCGGCTCCCAGGCCTGCCGTGGTCGCCAGAACGTGGCTCTGGGCGTGATGCTGATCCGCCGTCACGCCCCCCAGGTCCGTGTGCTGCAACACGTCGAACGCCGCCGTCGTCGCGCTCAGCGCCCGCAAGACTTCCCCCGCCGCCGCACCGCTGATCGTATGGTCCGGCCCCAACGCGGTCCCCGTCGCCAGCACGTGGGACTGGTTGTGATGCTGGTTGGCCGTCACCCCGCCGAGGTCGGCATGCTGGAGAACATCGAACGCGGCAGTGGTCGCAGAGAGTGCCCGCAGGACTTCACCGGCCGCTGCCCCGGAGATCGTGTGATCGGGACCGAGGGCCGTTCCGGTGGCGAGGACATGCACTTGTGCGTGGTGATCGTTCGGTCCGATGCCCGTCAAGCTTGCATGGGCGTGCGTGTGTCCTGCGAGGGAGAAGCCTGTCGAGTCGATGCCATCGAGCAGCGTCGCGTTGATCCCGATCGCCTCGAGGCCCGTCAGAATGTTTCCGAGGGTTGCCTTGCGCTGTGCCGACGGCGTCGTACCGATGCTGACATCGACGAAGCCGAAGAGATCCCCGCTCGCGAGCGTGGCCTGCGTCGTGAGGCTGTTGAGATCGAGATCGACCGTGCCCGCGCCGACGATGGGCTCCGGCGTGTTCGTGATGCCGATGCCGCCCGCCACGGACGTGACGGTCCCACCCCCGCCGCCCCCCGACGCCACGACGCTCGGCACGAGCTTGCCGGTGGTCGGATCGTACCGGCGGGCCATCTACCACCACAGGACCGGCAGCCCGGTCTCCGCCGTGTAGCGCACCCGCCCCAGCCGCTGGTCCTGGCGGACCTTCAGCGCCCCGTAGCCCCGCGCCGTGTGCCGCGAGCGCGTCGTCCCCTTCTCGAGCGCCCGCCACTGCGCCTGGAACTGGGAGAAGATCTCGAGATACTTCTCGTCATCCTTGTCGAGGAGCAGCAGCATCGCCGCCCCCGTCGAGAGCACACGACGGTACGGGGCGGGGATCGTCGGCTCGTCGTTGGCGGGATCCGCCGCCGCCTCGAGCGACGCCGGCCGGACGATCGACTCGTACTCGACGACGAGGCCCGGGGCGGCCGGGTAGTGGCTCACCCGCACGAGCCCTTCGGACTGGATCATCGCCGCCTGGAGCGTCCCCTCGGTCACGAGGTGCCACGGGAACTCGTCCTCGAAGGCCGCCCGATCGATGAAGTCGAGCTCGACCCCGCTACGGCCCTGGACGAGGAGCCCGCTCGCCATGCGAACGTGATCGGCCGGGAGCGCGTACTCCGTCTTGAACGCCGTCCAGTCCGTCGTCGGCGCCACGCTCTCCGCGTGCCAGGCGTGGTCGAGGGTAATCGACGTCGCGGCATGCGTGATGATCTTCGGCCGGTCGTCCACGTCCGTCACCCGGAGCCGGTAGCCGACGAGGCTCCCGGTCGGAAACGGGTTGGCCGAGAACGTGCCCGTCGCAGAGCCGGCGGTGAGCGCCAGGGTGATCGACGCGCTCTCGATCTTCGGGACGAGGAGCAGCGTGCGACGCGGCTCGGCGAGCGCCCACTTCCAATCGACGAGCGGGAGCTCGGCACGGTCGAGCAGCGAGCCGCCCGTAATGACGGCGTCCTGGACGGCGTCGAGGTAGCTCAGCGCGCGGGCGTAGTACGGGTTGGCGGCGACGTTCTCTTCCTGCGCCAGCTCGAGGGCATCCTTGCGCAGGTCGTTGATCGTGAGAAACGCCATGCCATCAGGTCAGGTCCGGTGCCGCCGGTGCCGCCGGGGCGGCCGATGCCTGGCGAGCTCGCCGTGGCGGGCGCCCTCGCTTCCGGCGCCGGGCGCGCGGCGGGCGCTCTCCGTCGTCCGCGTCGGCCGCCTCGCCGCCCTGGTTGCGGATCCGGTTCTCGTAGGCGCGGTCGCCGAAGAGCCGCTCGACCTCCGCCGGGCTCATGACCTCTGCCGCAGGCACCACGGGCTGGACGACCACCGGCGGATACCGGCGCAGCGTGTCGAGGATGTAGCGCGGGACGTCCTTCTTCGGGATCTCCTCGTGCGCCTCGTAGCTCCCGCGGAAGAACTTGCCGTCCTGGTAGAGGATCGGCGGGTGATAGTCCGGGTTGGGCACCTTCACGTAGCCGTGCGGGGTCATCTGCCCGAGGTACTGGGCCACCTCGAAGCAGTGGGTCGGGTGGCGCGCGACCACCACGGGCCGGGACGAGCCAGGCTTCCGCCCGTACTCGTCCGGGAACTTGAGCGCCGCGCCTCCCATCAGTCGCTCTCGACCACCGTGCGGGTCGTGCCCGCGGCCAGCGTCTTCGACTCGGTCTTCGCGGCGCTGGCGTTGTAGCCCTTCACGTAGAAGATGCAGGATCCGGTCGTGGTGAGTGCCGTCGTGACCTCGGCCACGATCTCATCGCCCACCTCGAGGCGCTTGTGGACCGCCTTCTCGAGCACCGCGCCGAGGGTCAGGCTCGCCGCCGCCTTCGAGAGGATGCCGATCCCGCCATCGACCCGGCCGGTGTTGTTCCCGACGGTCTCCCGGCGATCGAAGGCCAGGACGAGCGAGCCCGAGCCGCCGGCGACCGTCATGATGACCCCGATGTGGGTCACCACGAAGGGCTCGGCGAAGCTGAGCGTCGCCTTGTCGCCCGTGGTCGTGACCGACGTGCCGGTCTCGCCCGTGGAGAATTTGCGGACCGTGAATGACTTGCCAACGTGTGCCATCGCTGCCTCCTCTTCGGCCCGCCTTTTCCGCGGCGGGCGGGCCGGACGCCGAATGTGCTACGCAGTGCGCTCTCTGCCGCTTACGTCGAGCTGATGTCCACGACCCGCGCCTCGCGCGGATTCCCCGTCTCCCACTTGAGCTTCCAGCCGATCAGCCCGTACCAGCCGACGAGCTTCTTGCGCCCGAGCTGGGTCGGGATGCCCGCCCGGAGCTCCGGCGTCACGGCCTCGGCGAACATGACGGAGTCCTTGCCGAAGAAGAGCCCGCGGGCGCCCGCCCCGGCCGCCACGTCGGGCAGTGCCTTCTTGTGGTTCGTCTCGATGAACCGCACCCGCTCGAGGCGGCCCGCCTCGCCGTTGTACTTCGACTCGGGCGAGAGGTAGACGTGCCACTCCTTCCAGGCCGAGTCCTGCCGGATGTTGAGGAGCGAGCGGTAGCGGAGCAGCGCGAAGTAGTCGTCATCGACGACCGGCGGCGCGAAGAGCGTCTCGATCAGGTACTTCACGATCAGCTCGACGTGCGCGACGCTGACGTCGTTCGTCGCCGCCGCGCCCGGGACGCCGTTGGTGGTGAAGAGTACCGATGCCGCGCCGTTCAGCACCGCCTTGATCGCCGAGGTCTGGTACTCGAGGATCGTCTTCGTATCGAGGACGAGCCGCATCTGCTCCTTCAGCAGATCCTGGAGCTCGTTGCCGAGGTCGAAGACGAGCAGATCCTCTTGGAGCGACGTGTACGGGAGCGACCGGGCCAGCTCCCCCACGGTGATCGTCCGATGCGTGATCGAGTAGCTGTCCTCCGGGATGTCACCCAGCTCGTCGAGATCGGCGAAATCCGGCTCGGTGATCGCGTGGATCCGCGGCACCGAGAGGGATTCCCCGCGGTGCTTCCCGAAGGGCTTCTCCTGCGCGAACTCCATCGCCCGGGTACTCTCGTACGAGGCGCGGAGCAGCTCGCCGGAGAGCTCGTGGTTCTTGAGCACCCCGTCGGCGATGTCGATCGTCCAGTTTCCGAGTGCCATCGGTCGTCCTCCCTACGTCCGTCAGGCCCCGGCCGCGGCACGCCGCCGCTTGTCCCGTCGCTCCCGCTTGAGATCGGCAATGCTGAGGGGCGTCGTCGCCACCTTCGTGATCGTGCTGGCCGCCCCGCCACCCGTGCGGCCCTGCTGCTCGAGCTTCGGCGGCTTCGGCGCCGGGTCGATCGCCCGGGACCGCTCGGCCAGCCGGAGCAAGGTCGCATTCGCGTCCTCGACGACGAGCTTCATCGTCCGCGGCTCGTCGTAGGGCAGCGGGTCGTCCGGATGGGCGCGGGCCACGCGCACCATGGCGCCCATCAGGAGATCGCGCTCGCCGTCGAGGTGCGTGTGCTGGCGCCCGATGCGCTCGAGAAACGCCTCGCGCAACCGCTCGTGCTCGGTCTTGGCGGTGCGGGCTTCGGTCTCCTTCCGCACCTCGTCCCGGATCCGCTTCTCGGCCGCGAGCTGGCGGTAGTTCTGGTACTCGACGAGCTTCCGCTGCCAGCCGGCGATGTCGTCGAGCGCGAGCCGTGGATCGGGCAGCTCCGGGCCCTCGTCCTCCTCGCGGGTCGGGGCTGGGCGGGCCGGGCGGCGGGCCTCCTCGAGCTCGCGCGTGAGCCGGCCCCGCTCGGTGTGGAAGCGACTCCGCTCCGATTCGAGCGCGTCGGCCACCTCGGGCGACACCTGAATCGTGCGGCCGTCCCCGAGCCGGACCGTCACGAGCTCCGGAGCCGGGGGATCGGCGGGTGGTGCCGCTCCGTCCCCCGACCCGCTCCCGTCCGCCGCTCCGTCACCACCCATCAGCGCGGCCAGGTCGCCAGGGTCGATCACGCCCTCGCCACCCTCGGGCGCCGGCTGTGCCTTCGGTGTCCGCTTCGCCATCGGGACCCCGCTACCCTCGCAGCCTCACGACGCCTCGTCGCCCACGAGCCGTGCGAGCTCGCGGTTGCCCGTGCGCACGTCGTGCGCCAGCGTTTCCCGCAGATCCTGGAGCTCCGTGAGCCGCGTCACGACGAGGAGCGCGCCGAGCGCATCGAGCTGTCCGCTCCGGCACTGCTGGCAGGCCCGGTCGAGGACCTCGCGCTCGCGGGCCGCGATCCGGGGCTCGGCGAGCTCGAGCACGAGCGCCGCCCGCTGGCCGGCCTGGTGCTTCGCGACCCGGTGCTCGACTTGCCGGAGGTCAGACATGCTCCACCTCCGCCCCGCGGAAGTCCTCGCGCCCGGCCACGAAGTCCGGGATCCGAGCCGACGGGTTGACGTTCACGGTGAGGTAGCCTTTGCGCCAGACCTGATCGAACTCGTGTGCGAGCCGGAGCCGGTTGCGGAGCGCCCCGTCAATCGCCTCGAAGAGGAAGCCCGCCCACTCCGGCGCCTCCCGCTTCCGGGCCGGCGCGTGGCGCTCGAACCAAGCCAGGTCGCGCGCCGCCACCGCAATGAAGTCCGAGCCGGGGATCTCATCCATGGAAAAGCCTCGGTGGTCGTGGCGGAGCATCGCCCGCGACCGGAGCCGCCGGGCATCCCGCACGCATGTCTGGTGACAGAGCATCACCGCGTCCACGAGGAAGCGTTGCCAGCCCTCGGTCTGCGGTTGCGTCTGGCGCCAGTATTCCGTCCACTGGACCCACTCCCGACACTTGACGAGCGCGCCGATCGGCATTTAGTACCGCCGCCGCAGCCGCCCGAGCGTCGCCTGGGTCCGGCGCTGCTGCTGGCGTGCCCCGGCGACGGCCTGGCGCACGGTGCGGGCCTTCTGCACGCGGGACTGCGCCACCGCGAGCGACTCCGGGCTGCCGGCCCGCCGGACGGCGAAGCGCGCGTCCTTCGTCAGCCGCTTCGCGATCGCCCGCGCCTGGCGGAGCGGCTTCGCGGCCCGGGCCTGCTGGAGCGACTGGCGCGCGGACTTCGTCCCGCCGCGGGCCGCCTCGAGCGCGGCGAGATTCGTGCTCGTGCGATCCTGGCGAAACGCCCGGCGGGCCTGCCGCTTGGTCGCCTGCGCCTGGGCCAGCCCGGCACGTGCGGCTCGGACCGGGGCTTGCTGGACCTGTCGGGCCGCCTGCGCCGTGGCGAGCCGTGCTTCCCCGGCCGTGCGCTTCTCCTGGCGCGCGACCCGGCGCTCCGCGCGGGCGAGGGACTTCCGCAGCCCCACATTGTGCCCACGCGCGACCACGCCCTTCGTGGCGAAGTGCCCGAGGTGGCGATAGAGCGGACCGCTATAGCCACGATTTGATGGCATCGTCTTACCTCAGACCACGAATTTCGGGCGCGTCTTTCGCACTGGCGTCCGCCCCTCTTTGCGCGCGCTCTTCCGTTCCTGGCGCCGGGCCCTGCGAATCTGCTGCACCTTCTCCTGAAACGACGGTTTCGCGGGTCCAGAGGGAGGGCGCGGCATGAACGGGGCGGTCGGCTGGAGGCGATCCGCAGGCACCGGGCGGCCCAGTCCCATCGCCCGACCGCGCTGTCGCTCGAGCTGCACGGTGAGCGCCCGCGCCTGCGCACGTGCCGACGCCTTCCGTGCAGCAACCCGCGTGCGGCGTGGATCCGACAACTCGCCCGCGAGCTTGCGAGACAACCGACTCGCCGTCGTCCGCGCCGCGTCCCGTTGCGCCTGCGTATTGAGCAGGCGGTTCGTGAATCGAGATACTCTCGGCCTCACGTCGTGGCGCCCCCCGAATGTGCCCGCCGCCTCATCTTGCCGGAAGTCCGTCCCGCCGAAGCCGAAGCCGAAGCCGGGATCCTCGGGCAACGGCGGGAAGGTCAGGTTCGCCGTGCGCGGCTTCGCGCGATTGTGCCCGGCGTGCGCGTGTTTCGGCTGGCGGAAGTGTCCGAGATAGCCGTAGAGCGGTCCCATGAGCGACGGGCGCTTCATCGCGCACGCACCACGGGCGTGAACCGCTTCGACGTCACGCCCCGGTAGTCCTTCCGCTGCATGACGCTCCCCTGGCTCGCGGCCTTCCGCGCCCGGGCGCCCGCCGCTCGCTTCACGGCCTTCGGGTGGCGCGCGATGAGATGTCCCTTCATGCCCCTCCCGCTACCCTCGCGGCACGCCGAGCCGTGTCGGGGAGGCGAAGCCCGCCTCGGTGCCGGCCGCCTGCGCGCCCGCCGCGGTCGCTTCCGCGGGGGCCGAGCCGCCCCCTGGGGCTGTGAGCAGCGTCGCGTCGAGATGCGGGCTCCCGTCGAGCGGGCCCTGCGTCGGCGGGCGCGCGTATTTCGCAACGTCCACGCCCCCGCTGCCGATGAAGTCGATGAGGTACTTCGGCAGATCGATCACGCGGTCGAAGAGCTCCACCATCGCCGGCGAGGCTTCGATCGTCCCGAGGACCGTCTGCATCTTCGTGAACTGCCGCTGCTTGGCCGCCACGCCCCGGAGCCCCCGGCAGCGGAACTTCACGTCCCGCAGGAGCTCGAAGCGCTCGGGCGCCCGGAGCTGCTGGAGCCGGAGCACGCGCTCGGCGCCGAGCACCTGGATGAGCTCGGACTCGTCGAACCGATCGACGAATTGCAGGATGGTCATCCACGCGAGCTCGAGCGTCGGCTCCACCCAGTCGTCCTCGATCGTGGCCGCCACGCCCTCGAAGAGGTTGTCGGCGGCCTGGGACACTTCCACGATCTCCGTGGCTTTTGTTTGACGGGGGGCGAACTTCCCGAGCGCGGACGATGGGGACGCCAAGCCGGTCTGGAAGGCCACGTCGAGGAGCCGGTCCATCTCCAGGGCGAGCTGGGGGATCGCCGTCGCGTCCACGCGCTCGAGGAACTTCTCCCCGGTCGGCACCCGGGGCTTCAGAATCGCCGTGTACGCCGGCGGGATGCCGTCCTGGATCTCGGAATCATCCTCGAGGAGGTCGGGCCGGACTTGCCGGGTGCCCCAGACCTCGCCGTAGGCACCGTCGAGCATGAGGCTATCGAGCTCGTTTCGGGCCTGCACGATGTCCACGACCCGGTCCGCCATCGCCGGATGCGTCGGGGCGTTCGGCGCCCGCAGCAGCGGGATCGAGACGAAGGGCCGGCGCTGGTGCCAGAACGGGTTGGGCGTCGGCGGTCGGAGCAGCAGCTGGTCGCACACCGTCCAGAAGACGTTGTGGTGGAGCACGGCCCCCGTCTGCTCGTCGATCACGTCCCCCCAGCACTCATCGACCGTGACCTCCCACGGGTCGTCGTGCCCTTCGGCGGTGGCCGTGGCCTCGCGCGAGCGCTGGGCGGTCCGCATCCACTCGTCGTACTTCTTCTGGGCCTTCGCGCTCAGGACCTCGATCACCTTCGGGTCGTACTCGGGATTCCCGCGCAGCTCGCCGATCGGCCGCTGCACACGGTGGATGTCGAAGCGCTGGGCGGGCGCCGGGTCGGGGAGGTACTGCTCGAAGGGGAGCACGTCCATCGCCAGCCGGACCATGGTGTCCTGATCCTCGACGAGCTCCTTGCCCGCCCACTCGTGGAGCACCTTCCGGCCATCCGTGCGGCTGGGCGCCATCTGCACGCGGACCCGGGTGCGCACGACCTCGACCGGGTAGATCTTGATCGTCATGATGCTCTCGAGGATCCCGTGGAGCAGCGCGTCGGAGAGCACGGTGGCGAACGACCGGGTGCTCTCCGGGCGGTCGCCCGGGACGTAGAGCCGGTCGAGATAGAAGAGGAGGGCGTAGCGGACGCTATCGGGATCGAGGAGCGGCGCGCCGAGCCCGACGGGCTCGCACGTCATCCAGTCGTCGCTGTCCGTCACCCCGCGTTTCAGCGTCTGGGTGATGTGCTGGACGGCCACGCTGAAGTCCGGCCGCACGAGCCGGGACTGCCACTCGCGCTTGTGCTGGAAATCCTGGCGCATGTGGAAGAGGTGCCAGTTGACGGCGTTCAGCGTCTTGCGCCGCCGCTGCGCGGCCTCGGCCCGCTGGCGGTAGCGGGTCGTCACGGCGAGGATGTGCTTCTCGGGCTCGCCCACGAGCGGTGTCACGACGGCCATCAGTGCGCCCCTCGCCACGGCAAGAGCAGCGGCTGGCGCACGGGCGCGCCCTGGCCGCCGAGATGGTACTGGGGACTCGGGATCCGCCGGATCGCCCGGTGGCGCCCGAGCGCGGCGTAGGCCGGCAGCGGCGCCTCGAAGGCACAGAGGTAGTCGAGCGTGTCGCTACAGTGCGTGCGGAGCCGGTAGGGATCGGTCGGCTTCGAGCTCTTCTTGATGATCGTCCGCGGATCGCGGAGCACGTGCTCGAGGTCTTTCACGAGCTCCGGGCAGTGCGTGGCCGAGATCCGGATCCGGACCCGGCCGTGGCCGTCGCGGAGCATCCGGTTCGTGGCGTTCAGGCGATCTTGCACCGGGGGATTCTTGTCGGGGATGCAGACCCGGATCGGGCTCCGGTAGTGCTCGAGGCCGGCGAGAAAGGCCGCGATGTCCGTGATGCCGGTCTGCCGGTCCCGGTGGTTCCCGGACGCGTCGCCGTAGATCCGGAGCTCCGCGCCGTGGTGCGGGTAGCGCCGGCGGAACTCGTCCGCCATCCGGTCGATGGTGCCCGGCCGGAGGTAGACCTCGTCGAGCACGTCGATCGTCGTCTCGTCGCCCCGGCCGTGGAGCTGGGAGATCGTCATCACCATCGGATCGACGTTGAAGTCGAGGGAGAGGCAGAGCGGCCGGTCGTGGTCCTGCGACCACGGGCCGAGCTCGTCCACGGCGTGAATGCCCCGCTGGAAGCGCGGGTACGCCCGTGTGCCCGAGACCCCGGGGATCAGCTTCCCGAGGATCCGGATGTCGTGCTCGGGCGTCCCGGGCGGGAACTCCCGGATCATCCGATCGACCTCGTCAGGGTCGAGGTGGGGGTTGTCGTAGATCGACCCGGAGAAGATCTCGACGTCGGGGCGGTGCCCCTGCTGCCACGGCTCGACGATCTCCGTGAAGAACCACGACGCCCGCGTGTCGGCCGCCTCCGGGAGGAGCGTCGCCGCGAGCCGGAGTTTCAGCTTGCTCCCGCCGGCGCCGATCCGGATCGCGCACTCCGACCACACGTCCTTGCGGGGCGGCTCGTCGAAGCAGACGAGGTCGCGCGCGGCGGCCGCGTAGACCTTCGCCGGCGCCTCGCCCGAGCGAAACGTGATGATCGAGCCGTTCTTCAACTTCGCGATCGACTCCGACTGCTTGAAGAAGAGCAGCTCCGACTCCGGAATGAGCGGGCGGACCCGCTGCGTCGGCGAGACGAAGCCGTTGTCGAGGACGAGCGGAATGAAGGTCTCTCGCAGCAGCGGGAACGTCTGGCCGATCACCCAGATCGACACGGCACGGTCGTAGACCCAGATCCCCGGGCCACCGGAGGCTGGCTTCGGGTTGAGGTTTCCGGTGCGCGCATAGGATGCCGTGATACGGGCGAGGGAGACGCTCTTGCCTGAATTATGAACGACCACCCCCTCAGCGATGAAGGCGTGCCCCGGATCGTCGATCGTGAGGTCGTACACGGTGTGCGTTCCGGCATCCGTCACCGCCAGCACGCCCGTCCGATCCCGCTGCCTGATGCGCTGGCGCACGAGCCCGTGCCACGGTTTGCCGGGAATCGGAGGCAGCTTCCCCATGTCGGGAAACGTCACGCGGAGTCGCCAGGACTGGCGGTGTTGCGGCGCCATCCGACGCCGCGTCGTCACCATGCCGCAGATACCAAGGCGCCAGAGTGCCACGTGCAGGTCGTCGATGAGCTGGCGGCTCGTCGAGAAGTAGTCGGCGTGGGTGTCTTGAATGCAACCGTCGGTCGCGAACAGCCCCGCAACGAGTCCGCGGAGGACTTCGTCGGAAGACCGCAGCAACACGGGCGGAATGAACTTCTCGTGGGCACGACACCCCCAGAGGCCCCAGGCGCGCAGATCCTTGATGAGTCCGTTGCCACCCTTCACGCCGCCGGGCACGGAGATGAAGTAGTCGTCTGTCTGGCCGTTGCGGCGAACGTGATACCCGGCAGGCACACAATCCTGCAGGTCCGCGACGATGGTCGGATTGCGATTGGTGAAGCGGATCGAGTCACCGACGAGGCTCCCATCGCCGAGCAGATAGCCGAGGAGGCGCGCGCGCCGCTCCGGAATCGCGGGCAGCTCGTGTTCCGGGGCGATGCGCTCAGGACGGACGAGCTTGGTCCCGTGGCGCACCTCGCCAGCAGGACACCATCGCCCACGCTTCCGATCGCTCGAAATGGTCAGCATCGGGTGGTCCGTGGAGCAGACGAGGCTTCCCGTCCGGTATCGCAGCCGAACGCATCGCTTCTGACCAGTCGGCCCAGCGCGCACGACGGTGGCGAACGACTGGCGACCGAACCGAAAGAGCTCGGCCTGGCCTTTCTTCGTCGCGGGAGCGAGGGGGACGCAGGCCACGCGATCACCGACGCGCACTGCTTCGACCGGCTTCCACGTGAGATCCGCCATGAGCACACGCTGGCCGGCCGCCAGACAGCGATTCGCGCCACAATACGCCGCGATTGGCGCCTCCGACGCGCAGAACTCCGTTTGGGGATGGTGGAGCTGGAGCGAGGCGAGCGGATCTTCCTGCCCGCGGCGTTTGAGCTCGTCGAATGCGGAGACGCCCGCAAGGAGCTGGGCACGGTTCATCGCCGGGCCATCTCTTCCAGATCAAGCGCGCCGCCGCGGTGCGCCTCGACGAGCGGCGCGACCTTCTCTCGCAGACTCGCGGAGCGTGGGCGCCGGCCCCGAGCGGCCCCGAGGGCCGCGCCGAAGAGCCGTTGCTGCGCGGGGGACACGGCCGGATTATGCCCCTGGCGCATCACCGTTGGGTGGCGGAAGTGCCCGAGATACTGGTAGAGGGGCCCGCGAAGCGTCATGCGTTCCTCCGTAGCGCGCGAGGCGCGCGTGGCAGCTGGGGCAGACGAGATCGAGCGCGAGCACAGCGGCGACGAGCTCGGCCATCAGCGCCGTCTCGCCCATCTCGGCGTGCTCGAGGCGAAGCTCCCGGCGGCTCTCCGGCTCACCGGCCGCGAACTGTCGGAGCCGGACTTGCTCGTCCGTCACCCGGCTCGTGGCCTGGAGCGCGCGGGAGACCTGATCCATCCAGCGGGTGGCGTTGTGGAGCGCCTTGCGAGCCGCGTCGCGCTCCTTGTCGCTCGCCTTCGGATCGTCGGCGGTGGCCCGGAGCCGCTTCCGTTGGTCCTTCAGGCCCGCGACGTAGTGCCGGAACTGGTCCTGGACGACCGGGAGCATCTCCGCGAGCAGCGCCCCCGCCCGCTCCATGCAGAGGATGTTGTTCTGGATGATGGGGTCGAGGAGCTCGTAGACGAGGATCGCGCGCTCGTTCCCCGCGACCTCAAGCGTGACCGGATGCGGCGCCGGCGGCGGATCGTGCTTCCGTCCCCCCATGCCCCGGCGCTACCCTCGCAGCGTCCCGCCAGCCGCAGTACTCGGTGATCTCCTCGATGAACGCTCCGAGCGTGTCGATCACCCGCACGCGGTAGCCCTGCTGTTCGAGGAGCGCGTGCACGGCGCGCTGGTCAGGCGTGGCGGTGCGCCCCGGGGCCTTGAGCTCGATCCACAAGCCGTGGTAGCCACGCCGCGCCACGGCGAGCAGGAGATCCGGCCATCCACGCCGGGCCCCCAAGCGCTTCATGAGCGCCCCCTGGCGCGCCCCACGAAACTTGTGCTCGAACGCCGTGAAGCACCGCAGCTCCGGGTGGGTGGGTTGCAGCCGGAGGACCCACTCGTAGCAGGCGGCCTGGAGGTGCGTCTCGGTCTGCCTCACGTCGTCTTCTGCCCGACGGTGAAGCCCGACGAGCTTCCGGCGGAGATCAGCGCGCCGAGTCCCGCCATGCCGCCAGCGGAGAGTCCGTCCGGGAGAAACGGGCCGCTCAGGTCCATCCCGGTCAGGCCACTCGCGAAGCCGGCGAGTGTTGCCCCCAGCATGATCGCGAGCGGCTTGCGGAGCGATTTCGGGAGCAGACGCTTCACGGCTCGCCCACCGACGGGGGTCCATTCGAGAATGTAGGGGACCGCGATCGGCGGCAACAGCGGCAGTAGGGTCCAGAGCTGGCCGAGGAGTCCCTTCAGAATCTCTTCCATGACGTCACCTCTCCTTTTCGAGGGCCGTGATGCGCTGTTCGTGATCCCCCACGGCCTCGACGATTTCCGTAATCTTCGCCCGAGCCTCGGCGTCCTGGAGCCCCACCTCGAGCGTTACGCGCGGCGAGCACGCCACCGAGAGGAGCAGGATCGCAAAGCCCGCCGCCTTCGTCAGCCCCATGAGGATCTCCTCCCAGACGCCGCGGCAGACCCAGAGCCCCAGCTTTCCACCTTCGGTTTCCTTGTCATAGACCCCGATGTCGAGCAGCACGGAGACGGGCGCATGTAACTCGAGATACTCGACGTACCTCGGCGTACACGCCACGCCTCCGTGCTTCACGCATGGCTTCAATCGTCGAAGACCTCCACGGTCGAACCGTAGACGATCCCGGCACACCACTGTCCACCGTTGACACACGTAGTGTTCGTCGGATTGCACGTGAGGAGGCACCCGAAGTCGAGCATGTCGCGGCCGGCTTGCAGGACATCACCGTTCACGAGGGGGATGGAGACCAAGATGCACTTCTGGTTGCACTCTCCCCCTTGGCAATCTCCCCCAGGACCGCATTCTGTATCGACCACGCACTCGCTCCCGCTCGCCCCCGGGATGATGCTCGACGCCACGGCCTGGCCGTTGACCTGGATCGCGTGCGTCGTCTCTTCGAGCGGCCCCGTCTTGATCGTCGCGTCGTTCGCGTCCAAGCGTGCCGCGCACACCTTCGTGACCGTCGTCGCGGGAATATCCGTGCCCACCGTCACCACAGAGTGCTCGCTCTGCCACCCAGTGCATCCGACGGGGTAGATGTTGCCACTCTTATTCGGATGGAAGCGCAAGCCGCAGACGTTGTCGGAGAGCCGGGAGCCGATCACATTGAATCCGATGTTGAACTTCGCGAGCCCCGGGAAGGTCGTCGTGGTGGTTGTGCTTCCCGGGGTCGTGGTAGTCGTAGTCGTTGGAAACGTGATCGCCGGCCCCGTCGTAAGGCACATCTTCGGCCAGCCTTCACAATACGACCGGCCAATCGACGTCGCGCAGTCCGTCTTGTGGACGGAACACGTGAGAAAGAACTTCTCGTACCCGTTCACCAATTCGACGATATCCGCGCGCGTCTCGGCCAGAATCGCCAACGCTTGCGTCTCGATCGACTCCGTAAGTTGGTCGTTTGCGATCACCGCTGCGAGATAGCCCCAGCTCCCCGGACACGACCCTGAGCCACGCAAGCAGTGTACGATCTCCAGTCCGTCTGCGATATGCTCTGGGAGCGGCTGGTTCTCGCACTCTTCATCCGGCCAGGTATCGAGCTGGCACGTCTGGTGCGCGATCCCGACGAGGTTGCAATACTCCGATTCAGCGTGGCAGACTCGGTGCCAGACCCCGATCGCCTGCTCTGACAGTTCTACGATCTCGTCAGAGACAGCGAGCACGTGATCGCTGCGGTACGGATCCACGGCGACCGCCGGCGTGGCGGATAGGAGCGCGAGCAGACCGAATAGAGCGAGCGCGAAGCATCGTCGCATGCGGGCACCTCCGTGCCCCCCGGCTACCCTCGCGCGCTACCGGGGCCGTTCGGTCTGGTAGCGGACGGTCACGGTGCACGACCCGCAGGCCGTCACATTCGACCGGAAGGTCCCGACCGGTTTGTCGGTCACGCACCGCACCCCGTTGGCGCTCAGGGCGGAACCACTGACGACGTCGTAGTTCGTCCCGTTCTCCAGCCGGTTCTCGAGCTGGATGGTCGCCGTGCCGGCGCTGATGATGTACTCGGCGCAGAACACCTCGGCCCCGGGCCGCAGGGTCACGGTCGTCGTCGAGGCCCCGGTCGCCGCCTGCCCGCTCGTCAGGACCCCGCTCTCTGCGGCGGCCAGCGTTGGCAGCAGCAGGGCCGCCAGCAGCATGCCACGTCGTCGCATGATTCGTCCTCCGTTCGTCACATCAGTCGATCTCCATCTCCACACGGAACTCGAATCCCGCGCGTGTGGGACGCACGAACCCCTCTGCATCCCCCCACACCCACTGCATCGTGTCTCCCGGTCCACCGAGCCGGCCGACGTGGACCGTCTCGGTTCCCCCAGAGGTAAAGGCGATCTGGGTGTGGTGGAGTTCTTCTCCGTTGATCCGTGCCCAGGCTGCAATCGCGTCTCCAGGGCGCACAGGACCATCGAGGGTCACGTGCGCGTTGTGAAGTGCCGCAGGGGCGTGCACATGCCAGGTCCGCTCACTGCTCCACCCGCCGGTGCGGGGGCAGGTCGGACACGCCTGGAACCACGTTCCAGACGCGACACACGCCGAGAAGTACGACGCCGGACGAGCGATGTCCGGTGGGGCACGTGTGACGACGGCGCAGTCAGAGAGGAAGAGGCGTGGATGTCCCCAGCTCTCCCACTGCACCGCGTGCTCGTGTCCGGGAGGTGGGGGCAGCGAACTCGTTGTGGTCGTCGGCTGGACCGTCGTGCGGGTCGTGACGGGAACGCAGATCCCCTGCCGAATCGCCTCGCGCATCTCGCAGCCGTCGTGCGCACGTACGGGATGCCCCAACGTTCCACCGACACCCGCGATGGCCACACAGACCCAGAGACGTCGGTCCATCACCTTCCCCCTATGGAGCCCCAACATCGCTTGCCGCCATCTCACAACTGGAACAGTTCAGCGTCTCCCCACTGTTTCGCCCGACACACTGCCCACTATTGCAGAGCGCGGTCGTATTTCCCAACACGCGGCACTCCGTATCGCTCGAACACGTGCGGTAGCCTCCCGTCGTGGTTCCCATGCACAGCGCCCCGTCAAGGTTGCAGGAGCAGATACGACACCAGAACGCATCGGACCACG